CTATATTTTTCCCCCGGCGGAACTTTTCCGCAGAAGTTTTTGCCCCCGAGGGTTCCTGAGGAGCTTACTCGCGTAAGTGTTTGGTTTGGCAGCCGTCTCCACGCGAGTAAGCCCCTGAAGAACTTTCACTTTTCTTGACATGAACCCACTAGAAAGTAGGTGAGAACTATGCCGCCGCGCAGGCGAAGTAATCCTGAACCACGTAGTAGTGGATCAGAACCTAGGCGGCCCCGGCGTAGTACTGCAACCACTCCAGAGGGTCGTGAGAACCAACTGATTGGTCTTGCCTGGGATCTGGCAGAGCGTCAGTTGGAAGACGGAACAGCGTCTGCTCAGGTGATCTCGGCATTTCTCAAAGCCGGTTCGGCAAGAGAGAGGTTGGAGAAGGAACGGCTCGAGCATGAGAACGCTTTGCTGGAGGCCAAACGTGAAGCCCTGCTAGCCCAACAGCGGATGGAAGACGGCTACAAGCAAGTCATCAAGGCTCTCCGCTCCTACAACGGTTACGGCGAAGAAGATGATCAGTAGATCGTATTCCGAACTGATCCGACTCCCCACATTCGAGGAACGCTTCGAGTACCTTTCCCTCCGGGGGAAAGTCGGCAGAGAGACTTTCGGTTTCGATCGTTATCTCAACCAGATGTTCTACCGGTCGAGAGAGTGGAAGAGACTTCGTAACGAGATCATTGTCCGTGACAACGGATGCGACATGGGCGTCGAAGGTTTCGAGATCCACCAGGCCCTCTACATACATCACTTGAATCCGATGACTGTTGCAGACGTCGAATCCAGTGACCCGAGCATCCTTGATCCGAACAATCTCATCACGGTCACTCTGAGAACTCACAACGCCATTCACTACGGCGACGGAAAACTGGCTCCTCTGAGACCGATCGAACGCAGACCCGGCGACACGAAACTTTGGTGACCGTCATGGGCATCGAGGGAATCCATCACCTCTACGACGAATTCCAATCCGTTCCCGAAACAAAGGTGACGAGTATGACCGCCAAGAAGACTGCTAAAACCCCCGAGCCTCCCAACGAGCCGGACGTCTTCGACGAGAACAAGCTCGAAGCCGATGAAGCAGAGGCCGACTTCGACGCCGAAGAGACGAACAAGAAGGAGTCGTCCGAATGACCACTGCCTATAGCACCGTCAGTGCCAAGCTCGGCAAGGTACAGCCCGCGACTCGGTCCATATCTCGAGAGATCTTCGATGCGGCCGCAAAGGCTGGTCACGAGATCTGGTACATGTGGGGCATGGGCTCCAGCTCGGAGCACGCCACCGGCCGGGCACTCGACCTCATGGTCCACAACGAGGCGGCCGGTGACTGGATCCGCAACTACATCTGGAAGCACCGCAAGCGTCTGCGGCTCCAGCATGTGATCTGGGAACAGCACATCACTTCGACGGTCACTCAGCCCGGCGTCCGGCGCAAGATGGCTGACCGTGGAAGCGTCACCGAGAACCACTACGACCACGTCCACGTGCTGTTCTTCGCGGGCAGCTACCAGAAGCCCGGCGACTCCCCCTCCTCCCCGGACCCCTCCACCCCCACCAGGAAGACGATCGAGCAGCTGGCTCAGGAAGTCCTTCGTGGTGACTGGGGCAACGGTCCGGACCGGGTCCGCAGGCTCCTCAAGGCGGGTTACGACTTCCAGAAGGTCCAGGACCGGGTCGAAGAGCTCATGACTCCGAAGAAGGGTCAGAAGACCGTCCAGCAGGTCGCCGCCGAGGTTCTCAGGGGTCAGTGGGGCAACGACCCCGAGCGGTCGGAGGACCTGAGGGAAGCGGGCTACAACCCTGTCAACGTCCAGCGCGAAGTCAACAAGCTGATCCGGCAGGGCAAGCGCTAACTGTCAAAATGGGAGGAGGTTTCCCACATGGCCCAGAGCATACTCAACACCATCAAGAAGGTTATCGGGCTGACCGAAGACGACGACAGCTTCGATCTCGATCTCTTGATACACATCAACTCTGTGTTCGCTACTCTGACACAGCTGGGAGTCGGTCCCGAAGACGGGTTCGAGATCGAGGATGACTCGGCCTTGTGGGAAGACTTCCTCCCTGACAGGCGGTACAACTTCGTCAAGTCATTCGTCTATCTCGAAGTGAAGAGGCTGTTCGATCCTCCAGGAACATCCTTCCTCGGGGATGCGTACAAGCTGCAGAGGGACGAATACACGTATAGGATCAGCGTCCTGAGGGAGGGTGACCAATGGACCGAACCGATCTCGTTGTAGTAGCCCTCCCTCGCGAGGGAGACTACGTTCGGAAGATCTCCAGCGAGAAGGAACCGCATCTCACCCTCCTCTATCTCGGCGCAAATCCTTTTGATGCCGCCGAGATGGAACTCGTCGTCGGGCAGGTCGAGCATGCTGCATCTCAGCTCAGTCCTTTCGTACTCGAAGTCGAGAAGCGCGGGGAGCTGGGTGACCAGAATGCGGATGTTCTCTTCTTCCACAAGGAGTGGACGAAGGACATCGCTCTGTTCAGAAGTCATCTCCTTCAGAACGAGTTGATCCGGAAAGCGTATCTGATCCCGAAGCAATACCCTTCGTGGACACCACATCTCACTCTAGGGTATCCCGACAACCCGGCGAAAGACCCGATCGATCACCGAGAAGTCACCTACGTGAGCTTCGACCGTATCGCTGTCTGGGTCGACGACTCTGTAGGTCCCACGTTCGAACTCAAGTATCCGGAAACCGAGATGGCGGTAGCGATGTCTCAGATCGAAAGAGGACGTATCGCCATGGACGACCTCTACCACTACGGCGTCAAGGGCATGAAGTGGGGTGTTCGCAGAAGCGATGCCGAACTCGCCAGCGCTCCAAGCGGACCCAAGCCACGCCTATCCGAAGATGCCCGGAACGCCAACAAGCTCCACGACAAGATTCAGACCAAGGGTACCGGCTCCCTTTCCAATCAGGAGATGCGTCAGTACCTCGAGCGAATGGATCTGGAGCGTCGTTTCCAGCAGTCGATCACCTCTCCCTCGCCTCAGCAGCAGGCGATAATTGACCGAGGACACAATCAGGTCAAGAAGATGCTCGCCATAGGTAACACCATCGAGAAGACCCGCAAGTTCCTGGAAACCCCGACAGGTGAGCACGTCAAGACCGGGCTCAAGACCGCCGCTGCCGCCACCTTCGGATATTTCACAGGTGGAGTCGGTCCAGCAGCCGCAGCAGGCGCCGGAGTCGTCGTAAGGCGAATGACGCAGTAGGAAGGAGGGTGGACGATGGAACTGTCGAACACGGCGACGCCGAAGTATTACGGCGAATTCCGTGCCGCGGTTATTCGGGGAGAAATTCCTGTAAACCGGGAAATCTCACTGGAGATGAACCGTATCGACGCGCTCATCGCCAACCCGAACATCTACTACGACCCAAGACCGACCGAGGGTTTCATTCTCTATTGTGAGAATGAGCTGACGCTGACCGATGGCAGTGATCTGCATCTGTTGGACACGTTCAAGATGTGGGCCGAGCAGATTTTCTGCTGGTACTACTTCGTCAATCGAAGCGTCTACGAACCCCTTCCGAACGGTCGCGGAGGCGTTTACGTCGACAAGATCGTCAAGAAGCGTCTGACGACAAAGCAGTACCTCATCGTTGCCCGAGGTGCCGCCAAGTCGCTGTACGAGTCGTGTCTTCAGAGCTATTTCCTCAATGTGGACACGTCGACGACACATCAGATCACAACAGCTCCGACAATGAAGCAGGCCGAAGAGGTAATGTCACCGATTCGCACTTCTATCACTCGGAGCCGTGGACCTCTGTTCGCATTTTTGACAGAAGGATCACTTCAGAACACAACCGGATCAAAAGCGAACAGAGTTAAACTCGCTGCGACCAAAAAGGGTGTCGAAAACTTCCTCACCGGCTCGATGCTCGAAGTCCGTCCGATGACCATCAATAAATTGCAGGGTCTTCGGACCAAGGTCGCCACTGTAGATGAGTGGCTTTCTGGGGATCTGCGAGAGGATGTCATCGGTGCCATCGAACAGGGAGCCTCAAAGCTCGACGACTACCTCATCGTGGCTGTCAGTTCTGAGGGAACAGTCCGGAATGGCAGTGGTGACACCATCAAGCTTGAGCTTGCCGATATTCTCAAAGGTAAGTACCAAGCACCCCACGTTTCGATCTGGCATTACAAGCTGGATGAACTGGAAGAAGTCGCAAATCCGGAGACGTGGCTGAAGGCCAACCCGAATCTCGGCAAGACAGTTACTTACGACGTCTATCAGCTCGATGTCGAACGGGCCGAGAAAGCCCCAGCGGCGAGGAATGATATTCTCGCCAAGAGATTCGGGATACCCATGGAAGGCTTCACGTACTTCTTCACTTACGAGGAGACACTTCCGCATCCTCGGGCCTGGTTCGACGGTATGCCCTGCGCACTAGGTGCTGACCTTTCGCAGGGTGACGACTTCTGTGCCTTCACCTTCATGTTCCCGCTAGGCAACGGCGGGTTCGGAATCAAGACTCGTAGCTACATCACTTCTCTGACATTGATGAACCTTCCAGGCGCAATGCGGAAGAAGTATGACGACTTCATAAACGAGGGCAGCCTTCATATCATGGAAGGCACCATCCTCGACATGATGGAAGTCTATGATGATCTGGATGACTTCATCCAGAGATCTGACTATGACGTGCGCGCATTTGGTTTCGACCCCTACAACGCTAAGGAGTTCGTCACCCGCTGGGAAGCGGAGAATGGGCCGTATGGCATAGAGAAAGTCATCCAGGGGGCGCGTACAGAGTCTGTTCCGCTTGGTGAACTGAAGGCTCTGAGTGGCGAACGCTTGCTCATATTTGATCAGGATCTGATGACCTTCGCGATGGGTAATGCCATCACGATGGAAGACACAAACGGTAACCGGAAGCTTTGGAAGAAGCGCCAGGAAGCCAAGATCGACAACGTAGCCGCGATGTTGGACGCCTTCGTCGCGTACAAGCTCCATAAGGAGGCATTCGAATGAGTGGTTTCAACGGTTTCGTAGGCCGTGCCGTCGTCACCGAAAACCTGAGCAGTCTCGGTAACCGGTACACGGCTAAGATCGCTCTCGTGACCGAGGAGGGCGATCTCTGGTCTCCGTCCGGTACCAACATCGTGATGACGGGCTACGCCCCTGTCGCAGCGGACGACGTCGAGGAGACGGACACCCTTCTCGAGGCCATCGCCAAGCTCGAGGCTCGGGTCGCCGCCCTCGAAGCCTGATATTCCGTCAGGAGATCGACATGAGTGAACTCGTTCACTACGGCGTCAAGGGCATGCGATGGGGCGTCCGACGTGCGGAGCTGAACGCACCGAACCAGCAGTACTCCGCCGGAAGCAGGGCCTATGACAAGACCCAGCACGGTAAGCGAGGCGTCAAGCGCATCAACCGGCGTTTGAACCAAGGGAAGACGCTGGATCAAGCCCGAACGGCCGAAAGGCGGCGCAATGCCCGCCAGAGAACTGCTGTAGGTCTGGGCGTCCTTTTCGGACCGGAAATCGCTTCCGGCGCCCGAGTGATCGGAAACGTCATCAAACTCTCGGCAGGTGTTGCCGCTCAGTCCGTGGCAAAGCGAGCCGAGACAAACCGAGGTCGTGCCGCAGTATCCGATGCGATGGGGCTTCCCCGTCATGCGACAACCGGTCCGGACTACGCCAAGAACCGCAAGGGTGTCTACAACATCTCTTCACTCTAGCCGGAAGGAGGATGTTCGTGCCGTACAAGATCAAAGGGATGACGTCTTCGGGCGAACTCTCTCATTACGGCGTCAAGGGTATGAAGTGGGGTGTGAGGAAGTCCGAACCCTCAACTTGGACTAAGGAGCAGCGTAAAGCAGCGCGAAAGAGGCACAACGATCTCGCTGTTGCTGCCATGGAGAGCAAGTACAGAACCGGCGAAGATCTTTTTACTCGAAAGATGACCGACGAGGAGTACAACAAACTTTCGACCAAGGATCAACTGGTCAGGAAGGGTACTAACGTACGTCGAGTCACAAAGAGATCCGCCGAAACGTATGGGGAATCTACTTACGTTTCCTATACAAAATCTGATCAAAGTCTCTATCGTGCGGTCATGCCTCTGACCAACTCGAAGAACCCGTTCAAATCCGGAGGCAGCAAGTCCTACAAGCAGCACTATGAGGTGACGTTCAAAGCCGTCAACACGCTCAAATCTCCTTCGGAGAAGGCTCGTGTTGATGCGTTCATAGGTTTGATGGATACCAAGTCCATCACGTTGAAGAACGGTAAGACCGTCACCGGAAGGGAATACCTGAAGAGGAGTTACCCCAAAGAAGTGAAGCGTTTGAACTCTCATCAACTGGGACTGAGAGCGTATAAGGACTTCACCGAAATGCAGTATGCTGACACTCCTCTCAACTCAGCGTATTTCAAAGCTGTTCGTGAAAAGGGCTATAACTCGGTTATTGACGACAATGACCGCGGACATCTCTCCGAGGCTCCTCTCATCGTACTCAACCCAAACGGAACATTGAAGAAGATGAGCGTCAAGCCACTCAGTGCTGACGACGTTAATCAGGCTCTTCTCGATCTCAAGATTCCCGAAGGTAAAGAGTACAGCTAGTTTCGAACCGTCAAAATGAGAGGAGGTGAAACATGGCAGGATTGCTGTCAAAGGTGGCTGGTGTTCTCAAACACAGTTGGAGTCTGTTCACAGACGAAAATTACATAAACGGGGGCATCCATTCGCATGACCGGGGATCGGGCATCTACGGTAACCCGAATTACCGAAGGTCTGCGTTCTCTAACGAACGTTCTATCCTCGCATCTATCCATACTCGTATGGCGATCGATGTAGCAGGTATCGACATCAGACATGTCCGAGTGGACGACCAGGACCGATATCTGGAGGACATGAAAACCGACCTTCAGGAGTGCCTGACCGTCGAGCCGAACATTGATCAGGGGGCTCGTCAGTTCCGTCAGGACATAGCGATGACTCTCTTCGAAGAGGGCTGCATCGCCATAGTCCCGGTGGTCACCGATATTGATCCGACAGACAACAACGCGTTCAGTGTTCAGCAACTCCGAGTAGGAACCATTGTCGGATGGTTTCCTCAGCATGTCCGAGTCAGTCTCTACGATGACCGGTACGGCGAGAGGAAAGAAGTAACCGTTCCCAAGAGACTTGCGGCGGTTGTCGAGAACCCTCTTTATGCGGTGATGAATCAGCCGAACTCTACCCTGAAGCGTCTGCAGCGCAAGCTCAGCATGCTGGATACGGTTGACGAGATCACCAGTTCCGGAAAGCTGGACATGATCATCCAGCTCCCTTACGTCGTCAAGCATGAAGCCCGTCGGCAGCAGGCGGAACAAAGGCGTAAGGATCTGGAAGCCCAGCTGACGGGCAGCAAGTACGGTATCGCCTATGTCGACGGTACCGAAAAGATCCAGCAGCTGAACCGACCGCTTGAGAACAACCTTCTGAAGCAGATCGAATACCTCACGAATCAGTTGTACGCTCAGCTTGGTCTGACTCCTGAAGTCATGGACGGTACGGCCGATGAAAAGGCCATGCTGAATTATTTCAACAGGACTGTCGAGCCTCTCGTACAAGCGATCTCGGAAGCCATGAAGCGAACCTTCCTGTCCAAGACGGCTCGGACACAGAAGCAGTCGATCATGTATTTCCGGGACCCGTTCAAGCTCGTTCCGATGGAACAGCTTGCCGAGATCGTGGACAAGTTCACCCGGAACGAGGTTCTGGCTTCGAACGAGATCCGTGCGGCTATCGGTATCAAGCCGTCGAAGGATCCGAAGGCGGACAAGCTCATCAACAGCAACATGCCTCAGCCTCTCGAGAGCCCTGCGGTACCGCTCGATGAGTCTGCTGATATTCCGGACGACGGCGATGAAGCTCTGCAAAGTGGTCTGGACGAACTCAGTGGTGTAGTCGATTCGATCTTCTCTGATCTGGGGATCGAAGATGGATGACGAACTCGTTCACGTTTATGATCCGGAAAAGCGCCGGGCATATTACCTGAAGACTCGTCAGCTCAAGGGGCGTAAGACCGGCACTCTGGACGTGTCGAAGTCTCGTCCCCGACAGACCCAGCAGGAGCGACGTAAGCAACGACAGCGTCAACTCGAAGCTCAGGTAGCCGCATTGAGAGCGCGGCTGGAAAAGCTTCAGGAGGCGCTGAAACTTCTCACAAAGCAGGCCAAAGCTCGAAGCGGCGTCAAGACTACGGAGAAGAAGAACACATCTTCCGATTCCAAGTCGTCAAACGACCGTAAGTCTTCCGATAAGAGTACGAGTCGTAAGAAAGAGCATCTGACAGCCTCTCAGAAGGCTAAGGAAGCGAAAGCTCAGGCGAAGTACTACCAGAAGACCAAGAACGAGCAGCTTGCGGACGAAGTGAAGTCGCTGACTGCGAAACTCAAGACCATTCAGGAGCGGATCGCCAAGATGCGCAAGTCAGGGGCCATCGCGTCTCGGGCGAAAAGCTAAGCAGACAGGAGTTCCGTCAAAATGACCATCGAAGCGGATTTCGGTGGATGGGCAACGAAGGCCAACGTCAAGTGCAGCGACGGCCTCACCATCCTTCCCGGTGCCTTCAAGCACATGCACGACAAGAAGGTCCCGCTGGTCTACCAGCACGGGCACAGCAACATTCAGAACGTGCTCGGACACGCGATCCTGGAGAGCCGTGACGACGGCGTCTACGCCTACGCGTTCTTCAACGACACTCCTCAGGGCAACGTAGCCAAGGGTCTGGTTGCTCACCGCGACATCCAGCACCTGTCCATCTACGCCAACAAGCTCACCAAGAGCGGACAGAACGTCGTTCACGGAGAGATCCGGGAAGTCAGTCTGGTTCTTGCGGGTGCGAACCCCGAGGCGAGGATCGATTGGGTGAACATCCGGCACGCCGACGACTCCATTACCGAGTTGGAAGACGAGGCCGTCATCCACATGGGTCTCGAGCTGGAGCACGCTCTCGACGAGATCGAAGAGGGCGAAGAGCTGGTCCATAAGGACCTCACTGTCAACGACGTCTTCAACGGTATGTCCGAGGAAGAGCAGAACGTCGTCTACTACTTCGTCGGCGTCGCCCTCGAAAACGCCGCCAAGGAGGCGGCCCAGTCCGCCATCGTACAGCCCGGAGAGGGCGAGATCGCCCACCAGGAAGGAACCGACGAGATGTCGCGCAACGTGTTCGACCAGACGACCAACAACGGTCCGTCCAACGAGAAGACCACCCTTACCCACGAGGACATCGAGGGCATCTTCGCGGATGCCATGGCGACCGGTTCCCTTCGCAAGGTGGCCAAGAACTTCGCTCTCCAGCACGGTGTCGAGAACATCGACGTCCTGTTCCCGGACGCGAAGATGGCGACCGGCGTCATCGAGCTCGACAAGCGCCGGACCGAGTGGGTGTCCGTCGTTCTCAACGGTATGCGTCACACCCCGTTCTCCCGGATCAAGACGCTCTCCGCCGACCTGACCCAGGAAGCCGCCCGTGCCAAGGGTTACGTCAAGGGTGCGTACAAGAAGGAAGAGTGGATCGGCGTCACCAAGCGGACCACCGGTCCGGTCACGATCTACAAGAAGCAGCAGCTCGACCGTGACGACATCCTCGACGTCACCGACTTCGACATGGTCACCTTCCTCAAGGGTGAGATGCGGCTCATGACCGAGGAGGAGATCGCGCGAGCGGTTCTCATCGGTGACGGCCGCGACATCTCGGACGAGGACAAGATCAAGGACCCGATGGGTGTCCAGGACGGCCTGGGTATCCGGTCGATCCTCAACGACCACGAGTTCTACGTCACCACCGTCAACGTCAACGTCGACGACGCCAACTCCAGCTACGACGAGGTCGTGGACGCCGTCATGGACGGCATGGAGTACTACAAGGGCACCGGTACGCCGACGTTCTTCACGACCATCCCCCAGCTCAACAAGTTCCTCCAGGCCAAGGACCTCAACGGTCAGCGGTACTACAAGAACCGCCAGGAGGTCGCCGACGCGCTGGGCGTCGACAAGATCGTCACCGTCGAGCCGATGAAGGAGGTCGAGGGGCTGATCGGCATCATCGTCAACCTCATGGACTTCAACGTCGGTACGGACCGTGGCGGCGAGCTGACCACGTTCGACGACTTCGACATCGACTACAACCAGTACAAGTACCTGATGGAGACCCGTATGTCGGGTGCTCTCGTCCGTCCGAAGGCCGCGATCGTCATCCGGAAGACCGCCGCGACGTCCGTCCTCGTGACCCCGGTCCAGCCCGCGTTCAACAAGACCACGGGTGTCGTGACCATCCCGACCGTCACCGGCGTGATCTACAAGAACGCTGCGGGCACCACGCTCTCCGCCGGTGCCATGTCCGCCATCGCTGCGGGCGCGTCCGTCACGATCTACTCGGTCCCGGACACGAACTACCACTTCGCGAACAACCAGGAAGACTCCTGGAAGTTCACGCGCGACCCCGCGTAGTAGGCAGGTCAACCAGTCATGCGATTTTCAGGAAAGGTGGGATACGGAGAAACTGTAGAAACCGCACCGGGCGTGCACGAAGACCAGGTGACAGAATTCACATATTTTGGTGATGTCATCCGGAACTCGCTGAAGTCCCAGAGCGGTGAGAGCGTCAACAACGACCTCTCGGTGAGTAATTCCATCAGTATCGTTGCGAACGCGTATGCCCGCGAGCATTTTACGGCGATTCGCTATGTTGAGTGGGCGGGGACTAAGTGGTCGGTCACTGAGATCGAACTGCAGCATCCCCGCCTTATTCTCAGGCTTGGGGGTGTCTACAATGGGCACACGCCTTGAGTTGCATACACTCCTTTTGGGGTTGCTTGGGAATCCGAACGTATATTTCCAAGCACCCCCGAACAATGAATTGTATTACCCCTGCATTATCTACGCCTGGGACGACACGAAAACCGACTTCGCGGACAACTCTCCCTACAGGCGCTCCAAGCGATATCAGGTGACAGCGATCGACCGGAATCCGGACTCACTGATCCCCGACGATATTGCTCAGTTGCCGTTGTCCTCAATGGAACGAACGTTCAAGAAGGACAACCTCAATCACTTCGTCTTCACACTTTACTTCTGAAAGGAAGTAACACATGACCAGGATCGCCTGGGACCAGGCCGGAGAGCGGGTCTACGAGACCGGTGTCGACCGCGGCGTCCTCTACCCCGTCGACAACGAGGGGAACTACCCCGAGGGTTTCCCGTGGAACGGTCTCACGACCGTCACTGAGTCCCCGTCGGGTGCCGAGGCCAACAAGACCTACGCGGACAACCGGGTCTACGCCGTCCTCGTCTCCGCAGAGGAGTTCGGCGCCACGATCGAGGCCTACACCTACCCCGAAGAGTGGAAGCAGTGCGACGGTTCCGCTACCCCTTCTGCTGGTGTGTCCGTGGGTCAGCAGAGTCGCCGTGCCTTCGGTCTCTCCTACCGCACCCTCGTCGGTAACGACCTCCAGGGAACGGACTTCGGCTACAAGCTGCATCTCGTCTACGGCGCGACTGCGGCCCCTTCCGAGAAGGCCTTCGCCACCGTCAACGACTCGCCGGAGGGGATCACCTTCAGCTGGGAGGTCACCACGATCCCGGTGGATGTTCCCGGCACCGACCCGGCCACGGGCAAGGACTACAAGCCGACGGCTCTGCTGACGATCGACTCCACCAAGGTCGACGCCGACGCACTCGCCGACCTCGAGGACTTCCTCTACGGCACCGTGGGCACCGATCCGACGCTCCCGCTTCCGGGTGACGTGCTCGCGATCTTTGCCGCGTCGATCTCTGAGGTCACGCCGACAGCCCCGACGTACAACTCGACCACTGACGAGATCACCATCCCGTCCGTCACCGGCGTGGTGTACAAGATCAACGGCACGACGGTCACCGGTACGGTCGCGATCACCTCGGACACCATCGTCAGGGCCTACCCGACCACTGGCTACCGCTTCCCGCCGGTCGTCCAGGACGAGTGGTTCTTCGACTTCTCGTAACCCATCGAATGACAGAAAGGAGACCAGAGAGTGCTTGTCGTAACAGTTCCTCTGCGCGAAGGATTCAATCATGAAACGCAGGAATTCGTAGTTCTTGACGGGTTCGAGCTGAAACTGGAGCACTCTCTGGTCACCTTGTCAAAATGGGAGTCACATTTCAAGAAACCGTTCTTGAGTGACACTGAGAAGTCCGATGAGGAACTGCTCTGGTATGTCAGAGCAATGATCCTCAACAAGAAAGTCCCCCCGGAGCTTTTCCTCCGGATGTCGAAACAGAACATCCAGGACATCAACGATTACATCGCGGATTCGATGACTGCGACGTGGTTCAATGAGCCGAAGACTTCCGGAAAGAGCCGAGAAAAGATCACCGCCGAACTCATCTACTACTGGATGATCGAGTTCGGGATCCCCGTTGAGTTCGAGCACTGGCATCTGAACCGTCTTTTGACTCTGATAAAGGTGTGCAGTCACAAGAAGGCTCCGCCCAAGAAGATGAGTCCAGCAGAAGCGATGCGGATGCGGGAAGAGCTCAACGAACAGCGTAAGAGAGAAATGAAAACGACAGGCTGAGGGGAGGAAGCTGAATGGCGAGGATCGTATGGGGCGCTACAGGCGAGCGTTACTACGAAAACGGTGTCGATCGAGGTGTTCTGTACGTCGGATCGCTTCCCGGTGTTCCTTGGAACGGTCTCACCTCAGTCAACGTGAGTTCCGACGGAGGAGATGCCAAGCCGTACTACATAGACGGCGTCAAGTACCTGAATCTTCCTTCTCCGGAAGATTTCCGGGCGACCATAAGCGCCTACACATATCCCGACGAATTCGGGGTCTGTGATGGATCGGTGAAAGTCCGTCCCGGTTTGTTCGCTACTCGGCAGAGAAGAAAGACGTTCGGTTTCTCGTACCGGACCATGATCGGAAACGATCTTTCCGCCGAGCACGGATACAAGATCCATCTGATCTACAACGCTATGGCTGCCCCATCGGGAGCGGACTACCGGACAGTCAGCGACAATATCGATCCGGAGGATTTCAGCTGGTCGGTAACGGCTCGCCCTCCAGTCACAACCGGCTATCATCGAACTCCTCATATCGTCATCGACAGCCGTACGACCAACGCTGAAACCATAGCGGTTCTTGAGGATATTCTCTACGGAACCAACGAATTCGAAGCCCGCTTGCCCGACTTCGACGAACTCGTAGAGATATTCGATGACAACGCCACGTTCGAAGTCATCGACAACGAAGACGGAACGTTCACAGTCATCGGTCCGGAAAGCGCCATTCAGATGCTGGACGAAGAGACGTTCCAGATCACTTGGCCGACGGCTATATTCGTCGACGAAGACTCGTACACAATCAGCTCCTAGCAGAAAGGCGGTTAAATGGCTACCGTCACGGGATTGACCGCCGCTGCGATGATCGCGATCCGTGATCAGACGATCGTTGAGGCTGAAATCACGGGTGGGCATCTTATTCTCACCCGGTACGACGAGAGTACAATCGATGCCGGTTCCATAGCGAGTGCTGTAGGTGCCGCGACGGACACCACAGCGGGTGTGGTCGAACTGGCCACCTCAGCCGAAACGATCGCCGGAACAGATTCCACAAGGGCGGTCACTCCAGCAGGACTTCTGTCCCTGGCTTCCACCAAGCAGCCGATCGACGACGATCTCACCGCTATCTCCAACATCTCTCCGGCGAACGACGACTTCATTCAGAGGAAGTCTGGCGTTTGGGTGAACCGTACTCTGGCTCAGGTCTCATCGGATCTTTCGGCAACTCTCCTGCCGAAGACCGGCGGCACCATGACCGGTGCGATAACCTCCAACCGATCGGCAACCACTGATGTGATTCTCGGTGGCGGGATCAGTGGTGATACCTTCGACCGAGTTCGTGAATATGCTGACGGCAAGCGCGAAGTCGGTCCGGGTTCCGGTGCTCGTGATGTGAACTGGTACCGAGCTAGCTCGGGACTCTGGCGAACCGACCACTCGGTGGATATCGTAACCAACCTTACCGTTGGCGGTACGGCTGGATTCACCGGAGCTTTCCTCGGCGCTTCCAACATGAATGTCGGTGCCTGGACTTCGTGGACTCCTACTTGGACCACGACTTCCGGATCAGCGACACCGAGCCTCGGTAACGCCACCGTCGACTGCAAGTACGTACGTTTCGGTCGCACCATCCATTACCGGATGAACATCGTATTCGGTAACACGACCAACTTCGGAACGTCCCCCACAAGCTCTGACAACTGGTTGTTCTCAATGCCGGTAACTGCTGCGGCTTCGGGTGTCCCGATCGGATACGCCTCATATTGGGTGGGAAGCCTGACGAAGGCAACCGCGGGTCTGGCACACCTGAACTCGACCACTCAGATCATCCTCTACACAGGCTCGGGAAGCGCTGACAACTCTTCCCTGGCGGGTGGCATCGTGGACTCCGTCAGCCCTCTGACCTGGGCCAACGGCGACCGTCTGTCCATATTCGGAACCTACGAAGCTGCTGCTTAGGAGGCGGTTTTGGGTACACAGGTCAAGCTATATCTGGCCACACCACGGATCATTCAGCCGAAGACCTGGACGCGGTTGGTTTTCGACAAGGTTCTTCGCGATGATGCCGGTATGGTTCGTGATCTTTCCTTCATCGTTCCGAAGAGGAATACAGACTTCATCTGGAGTCGTGAGATCACCTGGGCAGACCTTTCGGAGATTCCTCCGGATGATGACCGTCCTCGCCAGTTCATGTCGAGGTTCATGCGTGATCTCACCGATGATGACACCGGGACCGACAACGAGATCGATACTCCAGGTCGTGACTGGGACATGGCGACGTGGCAGTTCCACGGATTCGCGAACCAGAGGTACTGCGCTGAGGTCTGGCACGACCACCACGAACAAGCACAGATCGACCACGCCCAGTTCGTAGCAACGACCTGGGACTACTGACCAAACTCGTCCCGAAGGGGTCGCATGATAAGCATCACGTCGTCCGGCTCCTTCAAGAACACCGAAGCTTTCTTGAACAGGGTTTCGAGAGGTGATATTTACCGATCGATCGTTGCCGGTGCTGAAGCAGGAGTAAGAGCTCTTGCCGATGCTACCCCTCTGGATTCAGGCCTTGCTTCGGATTCCTGGGATTACGAGATCGAACGTAGCGGGAAAGCCGTCACGATCAAGTGGACGAACAACGACGTCGAGAACGGATTTCCTGTGGCTATCATGCTGCAGCTCGGTTACGGAACAGGTACGGGAGGCTACGTGCAGGGCAGAGACTACATCAACCCTGCCATGAAGCCCATATTCGACAAGATTGCGGATGATGTCTGGAAGGCGGTGACCTCGGCATGAGTAGTATTGATGAGCGCGTTGTACAAATGCGTTTCGACAACGCGGCTTTCGAGCGGGGTATCGCCAGGACCCGTGACTCGCTCGGCAGGTTCACCAAAGAACTTGAGATGAAGGGCGCCACAAAGGGTCTTTCTGATGTCGAAGCAGCAGCCAAAAGACTGTCTTTCAAGAACATCGAATCCGGTGTTCAGGCAGTTGCTGGTCATATTCGCACTCTGTCGACCAGTGCCGTTCAAGGTCTCGAAAAGGTCGGACACGGTGTTCAGTCGGTAGCTACCAAGGTTCAAGCGATGTCTGCGAACGTCGCCAAGAACCTGAACAGCATCGACAACGAGGGCAAGAAGGTCTCGTTCAAGAACATCGAACAAAACGTCCAGGCCATATCCGACCGCTTCAGAGCGATGTCGGTCGTAGCCACGACTGCTCTCGCGACCATTGCTCACCAGGCCATATCTGCTGGCGGTCAGTTGGTGAAATCTTTCACCTTCTCCCCCGTAATGGATGGTTTCCGCGAGTACGAGACCAACCTGAATTCGATCCAGACCATTCTGGCCAATACACAGGCCGCCGGTACGAATCTTCAGGACGTCACCAAAGCACTCGACGAGCTCAACCACTACTCCGACCAGACGATCTATAACTTCTCCGAGATGGCGAAGAACATCGGTACCTTCACGGCTGCCGGTGTTGCCCTTAAGCCTGCTACTGCGGCAATCAAGGGTATCGCCAACCTGGCGGCTCTTTCCGGCTCGAATTCGGAACAAGCCTCTGGAGCTATGTATCAGCTCTCTCAGGCCATATCCGCAGGACGGGTTACGCTCGAGGACTGGAACTCGGTCGTCAACGCCGGTATGGGTGGTACCGTATTCCAGAGGGCTCTGGCTCTCAACGCTGAGAAGATGGGGACACTCAGCAAGGGTGCGGTAAAGCTCAAGGGCGACATGAAGAATGTCACGATCGAAGGAAAGTCTTTCCGTGAATCCATCACGGCTAAGCCTGGACAGGAATCGTGGCTTACATCGGATGTTCTTACCCGTACTCTTTCGCAGTTTACGGGCGATCTGTCTGATGCCGAACTCGCCGCACAGGGATTCAGTAAGGCACAGATCAAGGCCATTCAAGATCAGGCCAAAATGGCGAAGAGTGCGGCTACGGAGGTCAAGACCGCAACCCAGCTCTTCGGAACGTTCAAGGAACAGCTCGGTTCCGGCTGGGCACAAACCTGGCAGATCATATTCGGCGACTTCGCTGAAGCCAAGGGCTTGTTCACGGGCATCAGCAACAGCATCGGCGGAATTCTTCAGCGTTCTTCCGACGCCCGGAACAAGATGCTCAAGGACTGGGATAAGCTTGGAGGCCGTAAGGCCCTTATCGAGGGCATTACAAACGTCTTCAAGGCTCTTGGGTCGGTAGCCGCACCGATCAAGGACGCTTTCCGGGACATATTCCCGGCAACCACGGGCAAGCAGCTCGCGGACATGACCAAGAACTTTGCGGAGTTCACGAAGAATCTCAAAATCGGAGATGAAACAGCTGGTAAACTGAGGAGGACCTTCGCCGGTGTCTTTGCGATATTTGGAATCGCGTTCGACATCATCGGAGGAGTTGTTGGCGTAATCTTTGATCTGTTCGGAGTCATAACCAAGGGCTCTGGCGGACTTCTGAATTTCACTGCTGGTTTCGGCGATTTCCTGGTCGCCCTTCGGAAGGGTATCCAGGAGGGAGAAGGCCTCAAGAACTTCTTCTCGGGTCTGTCGGCCGTTCTCTCGGTACCGATCAGGCTTGTTCAACTTCTCGGCGCATTTCTGGCGAAGCTCTTCGAGGGCAGCGGTTCCAGCAATGTCGAGAAGAAGGTCGAGGGCATATCCTCCAAGCTCGAGCCTCTCGGAAGGCTTGGGGAAGTCGTCGCGACCGTATGGGGCAAGGTTCTCACGGTCATGGAGAACGTCGGCTCCTTCTTCAATGATCTGGGTGCCAGAATCGCGAAGGTTCTCAGCAGTATCGGTATTGAAGCATCTAGCATGTTCGAGGGTCTGGACTTCGAGAAGGTTCTGGCAGCATTCAATACGGGTCTGTTCGCCGGTCTGGTTCTGCTGATCAAGAACTTTGCCGGTGGTGGTCCTGCCGGTCTTCTCGACGGTATTTCCGACGCCATCGAGGGATTCACAAACACTCTCGGTGCCATGCAGAACACCCTTCGAGCCACGACTCTTCTTCAGATCGCTATCGCCATCGGGATTCTGGCGGTCTCGATGAACATATTGTCGAAGATCGATCAGCAAGGGCTCATGCGGGCATCCGTAGCCATCGCCCAACTGTTCAGTACCTTGATTCTCACTCTCTTGGCTTTCGAGAAGATGTCGGGTTTCCAGGGTCTGGCCAAGATGCCCTTGGTTGCGGCAGGTTTGATTCTTCTGAGTACTGCGGTCGTTATTCTGACGCACGCAATGGAGAACATGGCTGCTCTGGACTGGAACGGACTTGCGAAGGGATTGACGGGTGTAACCGTTCTTCTGGGCTCACTGGTCGCAGTCTCCCAGTTCATAAAGAACCCGTCGGGCCTTATTTCCACAGGTCTCGGAATGATCGTCCTGGCAACGGGAGTCAAGATCCTGGTCAGCGCGGTAACAGATCTTGCAGGTCTTGACTGGAATGAACTCGCCAAGGGACTTGTAGGTGTCGGAACCCTTCTAGGTGCTCTGGTGCTCTTCACCATGTTCGCAAAGGTCAACAAGGGCGGACTTCTCCAAGGTGCGGGGCTCCTTCTTCTGGCGGTAGGGATCAAGATCCTCGCCAGTGCGGTAAAGGACATGGCGAAGATGTCCTGGGGGGAGATAGCCAAGGGTCTGGTCACTCTTGCGGGTGCGCTTGCCATCATCACGGCCGCACTCATGTTCATTCCTCCCACTGCTCCTCTAGCAGCCCTCGGTGTTCTCGGAATAGCCATATCCTTGGGAATGATCGGGGATGCACTTCAGGACATGGCGAAGATGAGCTGGGCCGAAATCGGTTCCAGTCTCACGGTCATGCTTGGTGCTCTGACGATCATCGCAGCAGCTCTGTATGTTATTCCTCCCACGGCGCCACTTGCTGCGGCGGGTGTGCTCATTACGGCCATCGCCCTCCAGCAAGTCGCCAAGGTACTGGAAGACTTCGCCCAGTATTCCTGGGAGGAGATCGGCAAGGCGATGACTATGCTTGCCGGTACTCTCGGAATCATCGCTGCTGCACTGTTCTTCATGACAGGAGCGCTTCCTGGTGCTGCCGCGACGCTTATTGTCGCCGCTGCTCTTAGGGTTCTCGCTCCGGTACTCCAGCAATTCGGTCAGATGTCTTTGGCCGAAATCGGTAAGTCTTTGCTGATGCTCGCGGGTGTCTTCGCGACTTTCGCCATATCGGCCATATTGCTGGCTCCGGTCGTACCGGTGATGATTGCTCTGGGTTTGGCTGTCACTCTTCTGGGTGTCGGTATGCTGGCAGCAGGTGCTGGAGTATTCCTGTTCGCAACGGGCCTCACGGCTCTTGCTGCGGCAGGTGCGGCTGGAACTGCGGCGATCGTCGGTATCGTGATGGGTCTTATCGGCCTTATTCCCGAGCTGATGAAGCAGATCGGTTTGGGAATCATCGCGTTCGCGAAGGTCATCCAAGGCGCCGGACCGGCGATTCTTAAGGCGATCACGGTCGTCCTGGAAGCGCTCATATCTGCGATCGTAAGACTGACGCCCAAGATCGTGGACGCGCTTCTGCGTATGATGTCCATGATGGTCAAGAAGATGTCCGAGTATATTCCCAGGATGGTCGATTCCGGCCTCAAGTTGCTGACCGGTATTCTCAACGGTATAGCCAACAATCTCGGGAAGGTTGCTGGCGCAGCAACAAGAGTAATTCAGGCATTCCTCAAGGCCATTGGGGATAATGTTCCAAAGGTTGCTCAATCCGGCGTAGATCTGATCATCAAGTTCATCAACGCCTTGACTCGTACGATCGACAACAACTCTGCTGCAATGGGAGCTGCTGGCGGTCGTCTTGCCGTAGCCATCGTCAAGGGTATGGCCAGAGGCATCATGGCTGGTCTCGGAGAAATCGCGAGTGCTGCGAAGAGTGTTGCAAGCAGTGCGCTCGATGCCGCCAAGGGTGTTCTCGGTATCCACTCACCCTCGAAGGAATTCGAGAAGATCGGTAAGTACGTCATCGACGGCTTCCGTAAGGGTCTGGATGGGAACAAGGCAAGCGTCAACGAGGCGATGAAGAAGCTGTCTGCGGATCTCAAGACAGCTATGCGCGATTCAGCTAAGGACGTCGACGTTCTTGAATCCAAGCTGAAGAGACTGACCAGCGCCCGTAAGAGAGACAACGACGAGATACGGAAGACCCGAAAAGCACTGGCTCAGGCAAAGAAGGAAAACAAGGCCGAAGTTGCTGCTTACGTATACGTGACCACGTCTCTCAAGAAAAGATCAACCGCTCTCGGTAAACTGGCCGATCAGCAAGACAAGATCAACGCCAAGCTGGAAGATGCCAAGAAGAAGCTCGAGGATCTTGTCAAAACGAGAGCAGACTTCAAGGCTCAGATCATCGACCAGTATGACAACCTCCCTGAGATCACCCCCGAGACGAAGGTTTCCGACTACGAGTCAGATCTCCAGAAGCAAATCGAGAAGACCAAGCAATTCGCCAATACCCTTCAGAGACTGCGTGATCTCGGTCTGAATGACGAGTCGTACCGACAGCTTCTGAGTAAGGGTATCGACGCGCTTCCATTCGCGAACGAACTCCTGGCTGGCGGAAAGGAAGAGATCAATAAGGTCAACGACCTCAACAATCAGCTTTCTACCGTCGCCAAGTCGCTGGGTGTTCAGGCTTCTAGTGAGCTGTACGACGCCGCAGTGAAGGCTGCGGAGGGACTCGTCAAGGGTCTGCAGAATCAGCAGAAGGCCATCGAGAAGCAGATGGATGCCATCGCTGATGCCATGGTCCGAGCCATCAAGAAGAAGCTCGGTATCAAGTCGCCCTCCAGGGTGTTCATGGCGATCGGTCGATTTTCTGCGGAGGGTGTTGCGAAGGGCGTGGACGAAATGTCCGGGTTGGTAGAGGAGTCTGCTGCCAACCTCGGAACGGCTGCTGCGGATTCCCTCCGTAAGTCGCTTTCCAACGTGGCCGACATGGTCAATGGAGACATCGACACCAGGCCGGTCATTACGCCCGTCCTTGATCTGTCCAGTGTCAGGAAGGATGCCGGTCAGATAAGCGGGCTGATAACAGCCAAGGACATATCGATCGATTCGGCCTACGCCAAGGCTCGATTCGTAGCAGCCAGCTACGCCAGCAACCAAGCTGCGGCCGAGCAGAGCGATATTTCTACGCCCGTCACCCCGGTCACTTTCATCCAGAACAACAATTCGCCAAAGGCTCTTTCTTCGGCGGAGATCTACCGTCAGACGAAGAACCAACTGTCCATGAAGAAGGGAGCTCTGAAGACGACGCCGTGATCACCAGGGTGGAAGTGCGAAACAATCAGGGCGCCCTTCTCAATCTGCAGTTGGATGATGACACCGACAGTATCCATGTTCTGGATATTGACGGTTTGGGTCCGGTGAAGGCGACACTCGTTTCGTCATCATTCGCTCAACTTCCTGGAGAACAGCTCAATTCCAAGCGGCGGGAAACCCGGAACATCAAATTCCAACTGGGTTTGAATCCGGACCCCGCCGCTCTGGAGTCGTACGAAAGTCTGAGGTTCCAGCTCTACGAGTTCTTCATGTCTGAGACCGACGTCAGCCTCCGTTTCTTCACGGACGGGGGCTTGACGGTCGATATTCTCGGGACGGTAGAGACGTGCGATCCTACGATCTTCGACCAAGAGCCTGCGATGCAGGTTTCCATCATGTGTTTCAATCCGGATTTCTTCGATCCGACACCTGTGCACCTGACTGGAGACACAACTTCGGGGAGTACGACAACGCCCATTGTGTACGATGGGCACATCGAGACGGGTGTGATATTCACTCTTAATGTGGACCGTACGCTGACTGAGTTCACGCTTTATCACACCCTTCCGAGTGGAGAGATCCGTTCCATGGATTTCTCTGGCGACCTCGCTTCCGGTGACGTTCTGACCATCAGTACCGTTCGCGGAAGCAAGAGCGTCACCCTCGTACGTTCAGGCATATCCAGTTCTATGCTGTGGGCGATCCCACCTCAGTCCACCTGGATGTCTCTGGTTCGAGGTGTAAATCAATTCCGTGCCTACGCCACAGGTGCGGCTATTCCCTACACCCTCGACTACACGAAGAAGTACGGAGCACTGTGATGGAGATCTATATTCTCGATCCTTTGCTCCGCCGTGACAGGGTCATCGACACCTTCGAGTCGTTCATCTGGACCGAGAGGTACCAGACGCACGGCGATTTCGAGCTGGAGATATTCTCGACCCAGGACAGCCGGAGAACCTTCACAGCCTCCACTCTCCTGGCCACCAACGTGTCGCACTATGTCATGATGGTGGAAACGATCGAGAATGCCGTAAACGATGACGGGAAGAAGATTCTCAAGGTCCAGGGCCGTTCCCTAGAGGCCATATTGCTGGACCGAGTGGCTAAAGAGTCTCTGGATGATCTGACGACCTCGCCCAAGTGGACAATCACTGATGAGCCCGCTGACGTGGCTCGGAAGATATTCCACGACATCTGCGTCACCGGCATTCTCGATACCCAGGACATTATTCCCTTCATCAATGAAGGGACGTTCCTGGCTGCCAGCACAATCCCAGAACCTGTAGACCCAGTCACCGTCGAGCTGGAACCAATGACCGTCTATGACGCCATTGCCCAGATCTGCAGTACTTACAATCTCGGGTTCCGTCTTCTCCGCGAGTACGACACTTCTAACCTGTGGTTCGATATTTACTCCGGTAGTGATCGGACCACGGGACAGTCGACTCTCGCGCCAGTGGTGTTCGCCCCAGGACTTGACAATCTGGAGAACACGAAAGAACTGACCATCGTAGAGAACGCCAAGAACGTAGCTTACGTATTTTCTCCGGCGGGATTCGAGATGGTCTATCCCGAGGATGTGGACCCGGACGTCGAAGGCTTCGAACGTCGTGTTCTGGTGGTCAATGCCAGCGATATTACGAGCGAAAACCCCGACGTCTCAGCGGCTCTCATTCAGCGAGGGAAAGAAGAGCTGGCCAAGAACCGTACTTACCAGGCTTTCGATGGCGAAATCAGCCAGAACAGCTCTTACAAGTACGGCATTCATTACAATCTCGGCGACCTTATCGAGATGCGTAATGAAGACGGTATCGCGAACAACATGCGGGTGACCGAGCAGATCTTTGTATCCGACAAGGAAGGTGAGCGCGCATATCCGACGCTCACTCTCAACGTCTTCATCAACACTGGATCGTGGCTCTCGTGGATGAAAGACAAGACCTGGTTGGATCTCGATTCGGATACCGATTCGGTATGGGGTAATCAGCCGTGATATTCACAAGGGAGGTAAAGCGTGGCCATCGGTGATGCAGCAACAGCCGCTGGATTCGCGGTCGTCCCGGATACGGGTGAGGAAGGCCGTGTTCGCTGGGGAGGACGAGAGATCACTCGCACTCGTGATTATATCGCGAATGTGAAGGCCCTCGTTCCTGTCGGAAAGGCGGGTTTCCGTACGGCGGCGGGCATATCCTCTGGGACGGCTGACCCTACAGGTGGCTCAGATGGAGACATCTACTTCAAGATCATCAGCTAGGAGGTGACATGACTGACTGGACAAAGACGACCAACAACGGCAGCGGAAAGATGATGATCCGCGATACCGGAACAGATGTAGAGTTCTGGTTCAAAGCCGGATATTCGGACAACTGGTACAACGGTCTGCAATTCAGTTACACGGCAAATAATTCGACGACCAACAAATCCATCAACTACCCTACGGGTGCTGACTGGTACAAGGTCGGAGAACGCACGGTAACGACCGAACAGACGGTAACTTTCAGACTGCTGACTGACACCAGTATTTCGGGTATCGGTACTTCTACGACCTTCAGTCATGCCATCGACCGGGCATCGGTTCCATCGGCTCCGAGCAGACCGGTCATATCCTCCATCAAGTCGACGTCATTTGTCGCCACGTTTTCGGACGGGTCGAATGGCGGGGCCTCGATCAATTCGAGACAGATTGCATACAGCCCTACATCGGACCGGGGTGACGGCGATGTCGTCAGTTCCGATGGATCGACAACCATATCTGGTCTCTCAACTGGAACAAAGTACTGGATCTGGGCCCGTACGCATAACTCCGAAGGTTATAGCGCGTGGTCCTCTGCAGCAACAGCTACGACACTCAAGGTTCCCGAAGCTCCGAGTACTCCACTACTTTCGAGCGTCACAGCGACCAGCGTAGACGTTGCTTTCATGGCGAACGGGAATGGTGGTTCTCCGATCATCGGTTACCAGATCGGATACGGAACCAATCCCACAACTCCGACCACAACTGTGTCGGCGACTTCGCCTCAGGTGGTTTCTGGCCTGACCCCCGGAACCGTGTACTACTTTTTCGCCAGGGCCCAGAGCTCTGTTGGATGGAGTCCATGGTCGGGGGCAGCCAGTACCAGAACTGTCGCCGGAGCCTATATTCAGGTGGGCTCAACAGTGAAGCTTGCCGTTCCTTACGTTAAGGACGGCGGAGTCTGGAAAATCGCAGAACCATGGGTCCGAAATCTAGGAGTCTGGAAGAGAACCATCTAGCAGAACGGATATTTCGTGGACACTTGGGTGCAGGTAGTCCTGACTTCAGTTTCCGGAATCGTCGCATCGATCATCGCGTCTGGTGGTTTCTGGGCCTACTTGCATCGCAAGGGTGAAGCGAAGTCTTCGACTACCACCATAGTGATGGGACTGGCTTACGACAAGATCACCTCTACTGGGGTCGAGATCGTAAACCGGGGGGTCGTCACGAAGGACGAACTCGAGGAGCTGAACAACTTCTACTGGGGGCCGTACAAGGCTCTTGGGGGGAACGGGGTGGCGGAGCAGATCATGAATCGAGTTCACGAACTCCCGATCATCCACAGCAGTAGGTTTGCCGACATACTTCCTCCCAACGAAGGGTTCGTCAACAATGTCCGAGTCATCCCACCACGCCAAAGCGAGAACACCACTTCTCGGTGACAGGACCTATGCCGTCATCAAGCAGTCGGCGGCGTTGATACTTCCGGCTATGGGAGCGCTATATTTCTCCCTTGCCCAGATCTGGCATCTCCCGAACGCCGAAGAAGTGATCGGTACGATCGCGGCGGTGAACACCTTCCTGGGTGTACTGCTCGGGATATCTACGCGGTCCTATAACCGGAGTAATGCCAAGCCACAGTATGTGGGTGAAGTCGCTTTCGAGGCAGTGGACGGGGACGAGACCACGAAGCGCATGGTGACTCGGCTCAATACACATCCTCAGGTGATCGCCTCCATGGATCAGGTCACTTTCGGCGTGGTAGACGAAGTGGAGAACAACTGACGTGCTCGACAACGAAGAGATCGAGAACCGGTTCGGGTTCCACAAGGCGGAGATCGAAGGTCCGAATACTGCCGAAGAGATGCACAATCATCTGCGAACCGCTTTCAAGGAGTTCGCGGCGGTCCTCGTGCAGATACTTCCTCCTGATGCTTCAGCGAAGCGGTACAGGCATCTGGCGTACGATGACCTGGAACGGGCATCGGTGTGGGCACACAAGGCAGTGGACCAGATAGTACCGATGATTCGGGAGTAACATCCTCAGCAGGGGTCGCATATTTTACAGCGGCTATAATGAGACCCCTACGAAAGGACTGTTCACGATGAACAACCCGTTCAAGAAGACCAAGGAACCGACCGAACTCGATGACATCATCGAGCGTCTGCACAAGGCTATCATCAACGCGAACCCCGAGACCGAGGGTTACGCCCACATGGTCGACCAGTACACCAAGCTGAAGAAGATTCAGGCTGAAACCAGCCAGAAGCCCATCAGCAAGGAAGCACTGTTCGCCGCGGGCGTGAACCTCACCGGGATTCTGATGATCATCAGCTTCGAGCGGACGCACGCACTGACGTCGAAGGCTCTCGGTTTCATCTTCAAGACGAAGAACTCATCCTGATAATCCCCGAAGGACCATGAACAGCGGCGTGTAGACCCTAGCAAGGTTTGCACGCCGTTTGTTTTTTGCCTTTCGCAGGATTTACACGGCCTATATTGAGACCCCTGCGAAAGGAAACCGATGAACCTCAAGAAGAAGATCGGCCAAATCAAAGAGAACGTCGAGAAAAACTACCCCGCCTACATCGGAATTGTAGGAGCCGTCGCTGCAGTAACATCAGTCACCGCCAAGATCTATTACGGTCGTACGATCAATTCATTGTTTGAGGAACACTACCTCATCAAGAAGGTCGACGGTCAGGACGATCTTGAAGGTCTGATTCCTGTCACCGGCGAATGCATCGATTCCATGAAGGAAGGAAAGACTATCTCGTACCCAACCGATGATGGCCGCCTCGAGATGAGGCTAAGCCCGTTCCAAGACTGATCTCAAAAACCCTCTGCCCCGTTTATACAAGGGGTATGGTTTTTGCCTTCGCACGTTTTACAACGCCTATAATGAGACCTCTACGAAAGGAACCATTCCCATGAACAAGGAAAAGCTCGAAGCCGCCAAGAAGAAGATCCGCAAGTACGCTCCCGTGTTTGCTGCCGCCTCCGGAATCATCTCCACCGTCTACGCCGCCAGTGTCATTCACCAGACCAAGAAGAACACCATCACGTTGACGCCCGATGACCGCGAAGCGCTGCAAACCGGCGACGTGAACATTGTGTACAACTTCAACGACGACGGACAGAGCTACGCCATTCGTCACATCGGAAACACCCCCAAGAAGTAATCTCGAAAAGCGATCGCCCGGCCCCACACGGGCTTTCGTTTTTGCCAAAATGGTAGTGATCTCTAAGCGTCGCACGTTTTACACGGCCTATAATGAGACCCCTACGAAAGGAATCATGATGAACATCATCCCCGTTATTCCCGCCACCCTCGACATCATCGAGAAGCTGAACGAAGGCATCCGTCCCGAACTCCCCGAAGAAGAGATTTTCTACGTCTACAACGGAGTCGGCAAGCCTGCCAAGTTCATCTCCGCGAAAGAACTCAAGACCAGCTCGGAATACCCGGAGTACATGGCCATCGTCAAGATCCTCTACATCGGAAGCTGATCTCAAGCCCAGCCCCTACATGGGGTATGGGTTTCGCACGTTTTACACGGCCTATAATGAGACCCCTACTAGATTGGAAACCGCCGTGTTCAACAACCGCGAAGCCCGAATCCGGTTCGTCAAGCCCAAGAAGAACGAAGACTCTCCCACCACCGAGGACAAGATCCTTCACCCCGACACTGTCAAGCTCATCGCCGAGCGAGGCAAGGACGTTGTGAAGTTCGCCGCCCTTACCGTGGTCGGAGTCTATGCGACCATAAAGGCCATCGACACCGCGAGCCAGGTAATCGTCAAGAAGACCAAGAGCGGAGACGACAAGTAAACTCCAAACCCGCCCCGCAAGGGGTATGGGTTTCGTCAAAATAGTAGGAGTTTCTAATGTTCCGTCGTAAAAAGCAATACTTCTTCATGATCAGTGTTCGAAGCACTCTTCTGAATAGACAGGTAACACTTTCCGGAGAACTCGAATGGAAAGGTTACGAGTATGACGCTTACCTGGATCGTCTGAATTACGTTTGCAGGGAGAACGGGATCGATCCGAACCATTCAATTACTGTGTTCTGGTATATGAAGCCCAATAAGCTTTAGTAAAATTCCCCCGGAAGGAAAATCGTGGAAAACTTTCTGTTTCACGCATGGATGATCGGCTGTAGTGCGATCCTGGCGAGCTGGGTCATGGGTTACATGGCTCCGGGAAACCTCTTCGTGTTCATGATCGCACTGATGCTCATATTCACGCTGTTCTACACGATCTTCCTGATTCTGATCACCAGAATCGATGGATTTCTGGAGGAGGACGAATGAGCCGCTTCTTTGTCGTTCTGGGTTTTCTGGCGATGATCGGGGACGAAATGGGTCTGGCCCTTTCCCTCTTCATTCTCGCGTGGTTCTTAAAGGAATCGCCCTAGGGTCGCAGATTTTACAAGGGGTATAACGAGACCCCTACTATCGATTGGACATCACCATGATGCAGAACATCAAGAGCAAAGCCGTCTCCGCCAAGAACAAGGTTGTCGAGAACCGGACCAAGATCCTGGGCACTGTTGCCGTCGTCGCCACGACGCTCGCAGTCGTCCAGCAGATCGGAATCCGCTCTCTCAACGCGTTCCTGGAGGAGAAGGGCCTTTCCGACGAGTACTACCACATGGACGAGCTCAACGAAGAGAACTGACCTCACACCCAGCCCCTACACGGGGTATGGGTTTCGCCCATATTCTCAGGTAAGGATCGAGCGTTGAAGATCAAGATCATTCGTCGAGACGAGGGTTATCCGCTCGTAGATGTCCAGGTCCCGGTCACCACCGACTTGGACAGCGAAGATCTTCGTAAGATTCTGGAAGCCCACCGCATCGTTATCGTCAGCAGATGGTTGGGCAGTTCCGAAGGAATCACGGCCGAGGCCATTCTTCATGACGAGTACAAGTCTCCTCCCAAGAGGACTGCTCGCAAGAAGTAGTTCCCAGGGGTCGCACATTTTACAAGGGTTATAATGAGACCCCTACTGATTGGAACTATCATGTCCCGTATCAAGACCTCCGTTTCCGACGCCGTGAACATCATGCGCAACCGGGCGGACACCGCTAAGAGCTACACCGAAATGGAAGCCAAGCGACAGAAGCGTAATCGAATCAAGAACGCTGCAACTGTCGCTGGCTTCGTTGCCGGTGTCGCCGGTGGTGTCGCCGCTACCGTGTGGGCCATTCGCGACGCGTCGAAGACGATGGACTTCGAAGACGAGAACTGACACATCCGCCACAAGACCTCACACCCAGCCCCTACACGGGGTATGGGTT